CGCGCACGCATCCGAGCAACGAGACCGGAAGCAGTTTCTGTCGAGTGATTGCGGCTTAGACTTCTACCACGACGCGCTCGACGTATGACCGAAGCGGATACAAGTATTGCCCGCGCAATTACACCCTTGCCATCGCGCCCGCAATCCGCTCCTCTCGCATCACCATGAGGCTGGGAGGGCTGAGGCTACCAGCAAGCCCGCGAGCGGATTTACCGTTTCGCGGGCTTTCTTTTGCCCAGATTCCGCATCCGTCGCCAACATTTGATTCGTTTTAACTGGCGCAACTGCAACGGCTTAGGGAAGCAGCAGGACAAAATACGCAATTGAGCTTTACGCGGGCGGGCGGATAGGTTTGAGTGTGCACGTCGGAGGGAAACAACCCAACGACCAACTCAACCCAAAAACAAAATGAACGCTTCAATCCTCACCTCAGACCGCTACATCGCTATCAAATCCGCCACCGGCCTGACCTTCAACAAGACGCTGCGGATTCTGACCCGCGACATTAACGGCTCAGAGGTTATCGTTCCTTGCCGCTGGAACGACACGAGCAAACGTCTGGAGTCGGTCGCTCTGAATGACAGCCCGAAAGTTCCTTTCATGTATGAGTCGAGCCTTCGCCTCATCGCCAAACTCAAGGCCGCTGGCCACATCTTCCAACTCATCAACGAGGTCGAGGCCAAGGCGCTCACGACCTAATCAAACCAAACCCGAAACCACCCCGCTACCTCTTCGGAGGCGCGGGGTTTTCCGGTGCCAGCCGAAGCGAATTAACGCCGAGGCGCGCAACACAACATGCAAAACGAAATCATCGATATCAGGCGAATCAACTCACGCGGGATTTCCCGCCAAGGCAAGATCGAGGGAATCAACACCGTGACCCATCTCGGCGACAACGGAAAAAATGGCGATGCGCGCGTGACGGTGTATCAGCTCGGCGACACGCGCGTTGCCGATACCAACGGCGACCCGATCTGGGAAGAGCAGGACCACGCCGCGTTCGCGGAACTCCTCAAAACCGAAGGGATCAAACTGTGAGTCCCACGACCGCACTCACCCGCGCTCTGGTCCTCGCGCTCACCGCGCCCGATCAAGCACGCGCCGACCGCGCCATCGCTCTCGCCGAGTCTATCGGCGCGGGCTGCACAAAGCGCCAGGTCGAGACCGCCAAGCGCAACGCCTCAAAGCTGCCGTAAAATGAAATCCACGCTCCTCCTCCTCGCGCTCGCGGTCACGGCGCACGCCGCGCCACCACCCAGCTTCTTCCGCGCGCTCCACGTCGTCGAGACGTCGGGCCGCACGGGGCCGATTCTCGGCGACGGCGGCAAGGCGCTCGGACCTTTGCAGATTCACCGAGCCTACCACGCCGACGCACGCATCGGCGGCGACTACTCGCGCTGCGCTGATCTCGATTACAGCAAGCGCGTCGTGAGCGCCTACCTCCAACGCTACGCGCCCGCAGCGTGGGCGGCGGGCGACGTGAAGACCCTCGCTCGCGTGCACAACGGCGGGCCGCGCGGCGCCAGCAAGCCCGCGACCGTGGCCTACGGCGACAAGGTCGCGCGCCTCACCAAATAACTTTCGGAGCCGCCCGATTGCCAAGGCCAACGAGCCCGACCGTGGGCGTGCGAAAATACGCGGTCACAACTCAGCAACACAACACAACGACAACACGACAATGGAAAACGACGACGACAACGAAATGCTCTGGGCCGCGCAAGACCTGCGCACCATCACAAGCAACCAGACCGAGGTAACGATCTCGCGGCGAGTCATCATCTCGCCGATCAACTCAGGGCCGAAATGGGATTACCTAATCACCTTCGGCGACCTAATGAATCGCGGGAAGTGGCGCTGGGAGTGCGCTCAGGCGGAGACGCTAGAGCGCGCGGCGGAAATTGCAAAGCTCCAAGCGGTGACGCAGGGCAACGAACGCAACCGCGAGCTTGCGATCTTGCGCGAGTCAGCCGCGAAGCTGGGCGTGCAGCTCGTGGAGGCCGCACCATGAGCCGCCCAAGTTCACCGCTGGTGCCGCTCGTAATTCGCCGCGTGCTCGAAGGATTTTCCACTAAGGAAATCGCGCATGAGGCGAGACTGACCGCAGGCGCGGTGTCGAAGATCATCGGCAACACGCCCGACATCCGAAAGCAATACGTCACGCACGCGGAATTTCGCCAGCTCCTCAACCAACGCAAGGCCACGCCATGACGCTCGACCTAATTCACGCGGAATTAATCCGCATCCGCGAAGCTCTCGAAGCTCGCCCGTTCGCATCGGGGGCACCGGCTGCAAAGCCCGCCGCTCCGCGCTCGGACGAGGTCCCGATGCCGACCGAAATCATCGAGGACGCTGGCAGCGTGCAGGTGCACTTCGGCAAGAATAAGGGCGTGGCGCTCTCGTCGCTCGGGGACCGATCAGTGGCGTGGTATGCGCAGGATCCTGAGCCACGGCTCGGGAACAACGGCAAACCCTTCCCGCCGCGACCCGAGGACGTGCTGCTGCGCAACGCGGCGCGGACACTCATCCACCAGAAGCGCGGGACTCTTCCGAGTGCCGCAGTTCCTACCGCTCCCGCAGCGACCTCTGTGAACGAGGAACACGTCCCGTTCTAAAAGCAAAAGCCCGTCGCGGGAACACAACCGCGACGGGCAGCAAAACAACACAACAACATCAGTCGATTCGTAAAAAATGAACACAGCAGAAACACCCACAGTCACATCAACCGCCGTAGTCGATACGCCCAAGACCGTCATCACGACCACAGCCCCAAAGCCTCTCATCAACTACGGCGCGCAGGGAGTGAAGCTCGCGAGCCTCGAAGACGCGTTCCGATTCGCAAACGCGATCGTCGCCAGCGGATTTGCGCCGCGCGGCATGGAGAAACCGGAGGCGGTGCTGGTCGCGATTCAACTCGGGGCGGAGCTCGGGCTCACGCCGATGGCCGCGCTCCAGAACACGGCAGTCATCAACGGCAGGCCAGCGATCTACGGCGACGCCGCGCTCGCCTTGGTCCGCGCATCCGGTCTGCTCGAATCCTTTAACGAGGAGGAGGTGGGCGAGGCCGGCAAAGATTCCTTCGGCGTGCGCGTCACCGCGGTTCGCCGCGATGGCTCGAAGGGCTGCGAGACATTCACGGTGGCCGACGCCAAGGCCGCGAAATTGTGGGGCAAGGCCGGTCCTTGGACGGACTACCCGCGCCGGATGCTGAAATTCCGCGCGCGTGGTTTCGTCCTTCGCGACGTGTTCGGCGACGTCTTGAAGGGACTCCGCACTGCCGAGGAGGTCCGCGACTATCCCGAAGAGCGCAACATCACGCCGCTCTCCGAGAAGGTTTCGGGCGGGCTCACCATGTCGATTACGCAAGGGGGTGGCGCATGAGCACGCTGAACGACCTGCGGCCAACGTATGTGCTGCGGAAATACAGCACGACGCTCCTGCTCGCCGCGCTCCTCGATCGCGCGATGGATCGCGACCAACTCGAAATCGACCGGCTCGAACTCTGCATTGAGAACATCGAGAAGCGGAACGAGGGACGAATCAAAGAGCGCGCCGTCTTGCGCGCAAAACTGGAACAGGAAAACAACGAAAAGAAAGGCACCAAATGAACACCGGAGAAATCAAAAACCAAGCAGTGATAAACAACGCAACGGAGCAATTTCGCTCGCTGCTCGAAACGCACTTCGTGGCAATCGCTCGCGCTGCCGAGGAGTCATTCGTCGAGGAAGAAAACCAAACCGAGCCGAAAGCGAAGGCATCGTTTGCGCTTGAGTGGGATGCGCTCTCACTCGCGCCGAAGGTGGTGGTGAAAATCGGATGGAGCGTGCGCTACAAGGACGAGACCGAAGCGATGGTGGACCCGTTGCAGTCGAAGCTGGGACTGGTGGAGGATGCGAAATGAAGACACCAAGCAACGACGGAGGAATGGCATTTCCGACTTGGTTTCCTGAGGAACACTACGGAACGGGCTACCGAGGCATGACCCTGCGCGACTACTTCGCGGGGCAGGCGCTGGCAGGGATGCTCATTAACTACACGACGCAGAAGTTGGGAGTCGGCGAAGAAACATGCGCAAAGGGCGCTTATCAATTTGCCGACGCCATGCTCGCCGCACGCGAGCGCAAGGAGGACGCGCCATGATCGCCGAACCCAACGAAGTCTATCACGCGAACGAAGCGATCTCGCACTCAAAGCTCGAGCTATTCCGCCGCCGTCCCATCTCGTATTACCGCCGCTTCGTCGCGAAGACCGTGGCGCGACCGGAGCCCACGGAAGCGTTTCGCCTCGGCTCGGCGGCTCACTGCGCGGTGCTTGAGCCCGCGACATTCTGGGACCGCTACGCGCTGCGACCGGAGGGCATCGACCGGCGAACGAAGGATGGTAAGATTGCGTTTGCGGAGTTTGAGGCTGCGAACGTGGGCAAGACCGTAATCGACCAAGGCGAGGCCGGTAGCGTGCGAGAAATGGCCGTGGCGGTGCAAAATCATCCGCTAGCGGCGCAGCTATTGGGCGCTGGCTCTCCCGAGTTAAGCTGGCGCGTTGCTCCTGCGGGCGGCATGGCTCTGCAATGCCGCACCGACTGGTTCAACCGTGCGGGCTGCGAGTTGAGCGGCGGGCGCCCCTACATCGCGGACCTAAAGACCGTCGAGAGCTTGGACGCGGACGCCTTCCGCAACTTCGAGCGCGCGTGCTTCTCCTTTGGCTACCACCGG